GCTATCACATCAACGCTCTTTACGCCCCGGTCGGTCTTGGCCTGTCGTGGGTCAAAGTCGCGCAGAAATGGCTCGACAGCCAGGGCGATTCCGCCGAGCTCAAGGCGTTCTGGAACACCTACCTCGGCGAGGTCTTCCGGGAGCAGGGCGACAGCATCGAGAACATCAGCCTGATCACGCGCCTCGAGGTTTATCCCGACGTGCTGCCGGTCGTCCTGCGTACCGCCGGCGTCGACGTGCAGAAAGATCGCATCGAGCTGACCATTGCCGATTGGGGCGCCGGAGAAGAAGGCTGGGTCCGCGATCACATCATTCTGCCTGGCGACACCGAGCAACCGGAGGTATGGGAAGAGCTGCACGAGACGATGGTTGATCGCGGAATCAAAGTCGCCGCGATCGATTCTGGATATCACGCGACTCAGGTTTATGCCTTCGTTGCAAAGCGTCGATGGTGCTTCGCTACTAAGGGCACGCCCGGCTTCGGGCGCCCTCTTATAGAGGATGAGAAGAAGCGCCGTCAGCGCCTGCGCGTCAAGCGCAAGCGCGGCGTTCCAGTCGAGCCGATTGGCATCGACGGCGGAAAAGGCATGCTCTATTCCCGGCTCAAGCTGATGGAACCGGGCGCCGGCTATATCCATTTCCCGCAGGATCCAGCTTTCGACGACGAGTACTTCGCCCAGCTCGCCGCCGAAAAGCTCGTCACGCGCTTCAAGGGCTATCGCCCGATTTCCGAGTGGGTGCAGATGCGCCCCCGCAATGAGGCGCTCGACTGCCTGCTCCTGGCGCTGGCTGCACTGCGTCTGTCTGGCGTCGATCTCAAGAACCTGAATGCGAAGCAAGGGCAGCAGGAGTCAGATGCCCCGACTGATCCGGCACCGATCGTCGCCCGCGCTGCCGTTCAATCTTCCCCCAAACCCAACAGAACCCTACAAAGGCAATGGTAATGGCAGACATCGGAACCCGAATTCAAAGCATCGCCCACGACGTGGCCAGTGAAATCATGCGCGACTGGGCTCCCGAGATCAGCCGGCAGATTGCGCTGCTCATCGAAGAGCGCCTGCGCACCGAGATGGCGGGCGACCGCGGTTATATCAGCAGCGCATCGACGACCAGTCGAGAAGAAAAGCGGGCGAAAGTGCGCAAGATGTTCAACGGGCGCAACGCCACCGAGATTGCACGCGAGCTCAGCATCGGTCGGGCGACGGTCTATCGCATACTCAAGCGGCCAGGTTGAGCGCCCCGCGATCCGATTGTCTCAGTCGTGGCTTAAAGTGAGACAGCTTGGTGGCTAATGTGCTGCCATGGCCCTCAACTCAACCGATCTTGACGCGCTCGACAGGGCGATCGCCTGTGCCGAGCTGACTGTCACTGTTGACGGAAAGTCCGTCACTTACCGCTCTGTTAACGAACTGAAACGCGCCCGCGAGCATGTCGCTGGCGTTATTGCCGCCTCGAGCGGACAGCGGCGCAGCGTGTTCTACTTCACCAAAGCGGGAAGCCGAGACTGATGGCCGCCCCGGCCTATACGCTGCTTGACCGCGCCATCGGCTGGGTCGCTCCCGCCGCCGGCCTGCGCCGGGCGCTCGCCCGCAATGCCATCGCCAAGGTGCGCGCCTATGAGGGCGCCAGCATCAAGGACGGCTGGATACCGCGGCGCAGCGGCGCCTCGGCCAATGCCGACCACAGTGCCGACTCGCGCATGCTGCGCGCCCGGGCGCGCTCATTGGTACAGAACAATCCGTATGCCGCCAAGGCGCTGTCATGCCTGGTGGCCAATGTCGTCGGTGAAGGCATCCTGCCAGCCAGCCGCGCCACCGACGAGAAAACCCGTGCTGTCCTGGACGCGCTGTGGCTGAAATGGATGCAAGTTTCAGACGCTGACGGCGGGACCGACTTCCACGGCCTCGAGGCGCAGGCCTATCGCGCCATGGAGCAGGATGGCGAAGTGCTGGTTCGGCTACGCGCCCGCAAACGCGAAGATGGCTTGCCGGTCCCGTTGCAAATCCAGATCCTCGAAATTGATTACCTCGACTCGCTCAAGAACGGAAAGGGCACGCAAGGCGGTGACATCATCTCCGGCGTTGAGCTCGATGCGCTCGGCAAGGTCGTCGCCTACTGGCTGCACGACACCCACCCAGGCGACCTGATGCGCAACTTCAGCGCGAGCCAAGGCTTGCAATCGAAACGCTACACCGCCGACCGAATCGTCCATTTGTTTGCGCCGGATCGCCCCGGTCAGGCGCGCGGCATTACCCGTTTCGCCCCAGTCATCGCCCGTATGCGCGATTTGGCGATCTACGAGGATGCCGAGTTATCGCGCAAGCAGAACGAAGCGTTGATGAGCGTTTTTGTTTCGGGCGACGGAGCGGATTTTGCGGTACAGAGACCCGGCGATGCGCGCTCCGAAACGGATGCCAAGGCTGCTCTCGGAAATCTCGGCACGCTGCAGCCTGGCGCCATCATGGCGACCAACGGGCAAACCGTGACCTTCGCCGACCCAAAAGCGGCTGGCGGCTACGCCGACTACATCCGGATGCAGCTTTACGCGATCGCGGCCGGTACCGGCGTCACGTATGAAATGCTCACGGGCGATCTGTCGCAGGTTAATTTCAGCAGCGCGCGCATGGGCATGCTCGAATTCCGGCGCGCCGCCGAGCAGCGCCAGTGGCACGTCCTCGTTCCGCGCCTGCTGGCGCCGGTGTGGCGTGCTTTTGTCGATGCAGCCGTCCTCGCCGGGGAAATTCCCCGCGCCGACTACAGCGTCGAATGGACCACGCCGAAGTGGGACTACGTCAATCCGCTGCAGGACGTGAAAGCGGACACCGCCGAAGTCGCCAGCGGCCTGGCCAGCCTGTCGGAAAAGCTACGTAAACGCGGCTACCAGCCCGACGCAGTCTTTAAGGAAATGGGCGAGGACTACCAGCGCCTCAAGGCCACCGGCGCGCTCGAAATGGTCAAGCTTTTGCTCACGTCGGGCAAGTCGCCAGAAGACGACGAGGCCGCCGAGGACGAATCTGCAGCCGCTGCAAAACCCAAGCAGAGCGGCCCGAAGCGCGGGGAGTGATGGGGTGGATTAATTCTGTCTCACTCGCGGCTTAAAGTGAGACAGCCGTTTCGATAACCTGCGCCACATCATCCTGATTCATCCGAACAAAAGGAGACGTGATGCAACGAGATTTACCGATGCAAACCCGGCAAGCGGCTTTCCAGCCGGCGACGCTGAACGACGCCGAGCGCACTGTCGAGCTCGTTTGGAGCACCGGCGCCCGTGTTCGACGCATGGATTACTGGTCGGGTCGCGCCTATTACGAAGAGCTTTCGCTCGAAGCCGACGCCGTCGATCTGACCCGCCTCAACAGCGGCGCGCCGCTACTCGACACGCACGCTAATCGCGAGCTTTCGAAGGTCATCGGCGTCGTTGAGCGCGCCTGGCTCGACGGCAACGAAGGCCGCGCCCTGGTGCGCTTTTCGGCGCGCGACGACGTCGCGGCGATTCTCGCCGACGTCAAGGACGGCATTTTGCGCAACGTCTCGGTCGGCTACAGCGTCGAGACCTACCTTATCGAAGAAGGCGACGTTCCCGTCTATCGTGCCACGGCATGGACGCCGATGGAACTTTCGCTTGTCCCGATCGGCGCCGACGCCGGCGCAGGTACTCGCTCGGCATCCGCCGCTTCTCACTGTGAATTCATCAACCGGGCCGAAGCCCGCCAACCCAAGGAGTCAGATATGACCCAAGTTGCAACGGCGGCACCGTCCGCCCCTGATCTCGACGCGATTCGCGCCGAAGCCGCCATCATCGAACGTTCGCGCGTCAATGACATCAGCGCGTTGTGCGAAACCCACAAGGTCGTCGAACTGCGCAGCAAGCTGATCGACGGCGGAGTGACGCTCGACGCGGCACGCTCGGCAATCCTCGATGCTGTCGCCGCGCGCGACGCAGGCGGCACAACCGGTCGCCTCCCACACGGTCAATCGGTGCAGACGCTGGTCGATGAGACCGACACTCGCCGCGCCGCTGTCGAAAATGCCATCTTGCACCGCGCCTCGCCGAGTCGCGTCAAGCTCACCGATGCCGGTCGCCAGTATCGCGGCCTGAGCCTGCTCGAAATGGGACGCGACCTGCTTGAAAAGGCAGGCCAGAACACCCGCGGCATGGACAAGCTTGGCCTGGCCCAGCGCGCGCTTGCCAGTTCGGATTTCCCGATCATCCTGGCGAACGTCGCCAATAAGACCCTGCGCGCCGGCTACGAGGCCGCGCCGCAAACCTTCAAGCCTTTCACCCGCCAGACCAGCGCGCCCGACTTCAAGTCGATTCAGCGTTCGGCTTTTGGCGACGCGCCGACGCTCAAGAAAGTCAATGAGCACGGCGAATTTACCGTCGGCACCATCGGTGAGGGTAAGGAAACCTACCAGCTAGCCACCTACGGTCGCATTGTCTCGATCACGCGCCAGACGATCATCAACGACGACCTCGGCGCTTTCGCCGACCTGCCGGCCAAGTTCGGCGTCGCCGCAGCCAACCTCGAGTCCGACATCGTCTGGGGCATCATCACCGCCAACGCGGCGATGAACGACACCGTCGCGCTGTTCCACGCTGACCATGGCAACCTGACCGCAACCGGTACCGCTATCGGCGTGGCATCGCTTGGTGTGGCGCGTGCGCTGATGCGTAAGCAAACCAGCATCGACGGCTCGTTGATCAACGTCGCTCCGGCGTTCCTCATTGTCCCGGCCGCACTGGAGCTGATCGCCCAGCAATACACCAGCGCCGATTTTGTTTCGGCCAAGTCCGGCGACATCAATCCGTTCAAAAACACCCTGCAGGTGCTCGCCGAGCCGCGCCTTGACGCCAACAGCGCGACCGCCTGGTACCTGGCCGCCAACCCGATGCAGATCGACACCGTCGAGTACTGCTATCTCGAAGGCAACGAGGGGGTCTATATCGAGTCGCGCAACGGGTTTGAAGTCGATGGTCTGGAAATCAAGGCGCGCCTCGATTTTGCAGCCAAAGCCATTGACCATCGCGGCCTCTACAAAAACGTCGGCGCGTAACAAGGGCAGGGCGGTTCGCCGCCCTGATCTGACCTGATTTCATTCCTGAGGACATTGATATGAAAAACTTCGTAAAGCGCGGCGACGTGCTCACCCTGACTCCCGGCGCTGCCGTGGCTTCCGGCATCGGTTACCTGTTCGGTACCAGCCTTTTCGGCGTGGCTGCCACGGATGTTGCCAACGGCGTTCCCGGCGAGTTCGTGACCGAGGGCGTCGTCGAGATCGCCAAGACCAGCGCCCT